TTTGCAGCCACGCTTCTCCACAGCGCCGCGAATACCGTTAAAAATCTGACCCCACTTGTTACCCCACCTGTTGTTGTAAAGAAGGAGTTTGTCACCGAGCCATGAGTTAATGCGCTCTGCTGTCTGTTTCGGGCAATAGTAAAGTCCATCATAGCCCTCTTTCTTACGGACATAGTTCTTTCCTGCGGCTATTTGGTCTATCCAACTCTGAAAGCGGAAGTCCTGCAACTCACCACTCCATATAGCGGTCTTGACACCACGGTCAACGACATTCAGCGCAAGGCAGTCGAGCCAACTGGTCTTGCCCGAGCCACTTAATCCTGACATAACCGTCACATCACCAAGGAGTAAGCCCATTATTTTCTTGTCCAAAATAGTGTACCCTGTGGGTATATGGACGAGGCTCGAAATATCGACGTACTTAATATCGTTTAGCGTCATCCACTCGACACCTTTCTCCTTGTCGTCTTTCGTCACCTGTACGAGTGATGTTGTCTTGTTGGCGTGATAGCCGTAGTAGTTGCGCCTGTGTTCGTACTCCGCGTAGTCTTTCTTGTCGTATGCGTCGGGTTCAAAGTGGAGGCGAAAATCCTTCCATGTGTACGACGAGCATGAGTTGTGATAGCAGAAGAAAGCGACAGCACCGTTGTTGTGCTGAAACACCATGCTATCGGGGTCTTTATGCTGTGCGTCGAAAGGACATTCCTGTAGGATGTAGCGAATACCGTCGGGAGTAGCGGCCTCTCTGTATTTGAGGTTGTGTTTATTAAGGAAGCCAACGAGGTCAAAGCGAGACTGGCCGTAATTATTTTCCTTCGATGGGGCGGGACGCTCTTCGGGGTACATATTGGCAATCTTCTCAATATACGCCTTGTCGTTGGGTTTTATCTCCGCTGGTATGTGGAGGTACTTTGACATTCTCCACGGCCTGTTAGCGGTGTTTGTACCCTTCTTTGCCATTGTGCCAACCAATTTTGTAATGCGGGCAGCATTGGCCACGGCGAGGTCTATCTTAACCTTATCGTCGGAGAACATCATCGACATGGCGTGAAGGAAACGCTCGATGAGTTTCTTGTTTTCGTCGTTGTTGGCAAGATTCACTCTGATGTAGATGTGTACGCCGTTGCCCGAATGAGTGACGATAGGGTCGTAGAAACCCTGTGCCTTGAGAAAGTCATAGACCTTCAACGCAACCGCACGAGCCTCCTGCCATTGTTGGTCGGTGCTTCCGACACCAGCGGCACGGTCTGTATCGAAGTCGAGCATAATCCACTTACGCCCCTCGATATTTTGGTCTGTCGTGGTGTTTTTCGGCTTCTCTATCATCCTCTCGCATTGCGGACGCTCGTAGCAATCTTCAGATATTTTGTTCATTACAAAATACATCTGCATATTCGGACGCTCCGAAAGCGGCTCTATGTCGCGGATGATATTCTCAATGTTGCGGTAGTAACCGCTGTAGGTACGCTGGCCGTCCAAGCAACGTATCTCGCAAAATTCTCGACCGTTATCTTGGAACAAACGCCACCATGTGTAAAGTTGTTCTCTATCAATCATTTTCTACTTTTTTATATTCCCAAATAAAGCCTCCTGCGTACTTTCTTCTGCCTTTGACAGCGTCAGCGATATTCTGCCGATGTATTCCTGTCTTAACAGAAGCGTCCATAGCACCGTAATATTCGGCGACAAACTCACCATCTTTCGTGTATTGAACAATAGGTACGGACATCTTCATTTTCGCCTCTTCTGTATGGTTTTTACCATACATCGAATTACCCTCACCCTTCCTCATCAATGACATTTTACGCCTTGTTTCCTCCGACGCTTTTCGTCCTGTCATTGTTTTGGATAGTTTCATTTTTGATATTGGATTATTTACGTTTTCCTTAACGGTACACCAACGCAAATTCTCCACCCTATTGTCAGTCCGAATTGTATTTATGTGGTCTATCACAGGCTTGTTTTCGGGGTTTGGGATAAACGCCATAGCAACAATCTTATGCACGCACTTAAATATCGGTTTCCCATTTCTCCATAGTTTTGCAACAGGGTAGCCGTACTTGTTTAATTGAGGAGTAATAAAACCGCCTCTCTTTCCGTATTTCTTGAAACTGCGAATATTACCCATATTGCTGACCAAATATTCACCCTCGAAACCTACTACATCTTTCCAAATCTCTTCCATATCACTGCCATTTTTCGTCAAACAATGGTAACTGCCGTGCCGTCTCTTTCGGCTGCTCATCAATGTAGTCGGAGAAGTTGATGTTTCGATAGAAGTCGCATTTTACACCCATCCAGTTTCTATCGGCAGCAATTTTGACAAGTATTTCGGGTGTGGCCAGCGGGTAGAGGTTGCAAGCCTTCTCCACCTCACGAGCGAGGATAGAGAAAGCAGTTTGGGTGTTGGCGGCACGCTTGATTTTGCGAACAGCCAGCCAGTCGTCCACGACAGACGGACGGACACCGAGGCCGATAACCGAAGCACGAAAATCAAACTTTTGCGAAAGAGTTTTATTATTTGATGTTTTATTACTTTCAGTATTTAATTGTGTTTGGTTTTCCGCGTCCCGATTATCCGTGTCCCGAAGATTGGGAAGCGGATAATTTTCAGATACATAGCGAGGCTCTTCAAAAAAAGTGTACTCTGCCTCAAGCATCTTTCCATTCTCATCGCGACGCTGTTCGTAATGGCAGTAGCCATGTTCCTTCAACTCGTCGATGATGCCGTAAATCGAGTTCTTACCCTCCTTGACTATCTTACATAGTCCATTGATGGAAAAATCCCAGTTGCTTTCGTTGAGTGACATAACGACCAAGAAAAGACCTTTGGCCTTCAACGAAACATTCTTGTCTCTCACAATTTGGTTGGAGAGGACGGTGAAACCGCGTTCTACGCGCTCCACCCTACATTGCTGTAAGTTGCTCATTGTTTTTGTCTTTTATGTTTCGCTTTTGTCTTGTTGAATTAAAAGAGGGGCATAGGTGCAAGACAAAAACGTAGAATCACCTTTGAATGGGTGGCTCGCGACTGCACACCCACGCCCCTCTCGCGTCTATTCGACCATTTTTATCACCATAACGGCACTTTATTCGCCTTATTGTGCGAATGTGAAATTTTTTTTTCAGCCCACCGTCGGAGAGTTACTTTCGTCGTATATCATTCTGACAACGTGTTCGATAGTCTCGCGGCACTTGGTGTACTTTTTCTCCGCAGCGAGGAGCATGATGTCGCGGATGTCCTTGTCGAAGCCGTTGACGCGGCAAAAGACGATGATTGCCACCCTCGTGCTGTCGGGGCAGCGGTGGTAGCGTCCCAGCGTGTACTCCTCGCCCAACTCGCAGTAGTGTATGGCTTTCATCAAGTCCTCCTTTCCGTTCTTGTCGCGGTAACGGCTGGCGTAGCGGATGATAGACGTTTGCTTGTTCACCAGTTCGGGACATATCTCGAACAACTCGTCGGGCTGAAATGGCAGTTTCTTGTAGTGATTGCCAGCAACCTGTTTTTCAGACGCTTTATTCATCGTCCCTCCCTTCTATGTGTACGCGGGTGTAGTTGGGGAAGCCCTCGCCGCAGTTGGGGTAGGTCTTGATGTCCTTCAAGTTCAACTTCTGTGCCTCCTCGTATGCCATGTGGATGGCGCAGTCGTCGGGATGGGGACACTCCTCTCCGAGGCAATGCTGGTAGCCGTGGTGGAAACGTGTATTGGGTTGGCTCATAACAAAACTATTTAAGGTTGAAAAGAGGGTGCAAAGATAGGAAAAAATACCGACACCCGCACCCTCTCTCGTGGAAAAAAGTTATTCACCCTCCGCTTGAGCCTGTGCCTCACCCTCTTGTGCTGGAGCGGCGGGCGACGCGAACTGGATAGGCATTACCAAGATGGCGATGTTCGGCGTGTTCTCGCCACGGAAAATCATCGGTCGGTCTTTTGCCTGTAGTTCCACGCAGACGTTCTCGTCGCACAAGGTACGCATAGCGTCGGAGATAAAGCGGCGGTTGCAGCCGATGGCCTCGAACTGAACATCATGCTCACAGGGGACGGTCTCATCGACGGCACGGTTGCGGGCGTAGTCGCGGGACGACATGGTCATAGCCGAAGGGGAGAACGAAATCTTGATGCTGTCGTCCTCGGCGGCGGCGATGCCGATGCGGGTCATGCCCTCCAGCACGGCGGTACGGCTGACCTTGAGGAGATACGGCATATTGCGGGGCATGGCTTTCTTCAATTCGGGGTAGTTGCCCTCGACAAGGCACACACAGAGGTCGGAGTAGGTGGTGTGGAACATCACGTTGCTACGTCTCACCCTTACCTCCACGACATCCTCGGAGAGGGCGATGGACTGGATGGGGTCAAACGCGCTGTCGCTGACGGTGAAGCCGACATCCAAGCCCTCGACACCAGCGTCCTCTTTCTCCGCGCAGTACATGACGAACTTGTTGGTCGCATAGCAGCCGAACACGCCGTTGCGGGCGTAGAGGTGGATGCCCGACATCAACTTGAGCAGGGGGTCGCCCAAGGTGAAGCGACGAGCGTCGCCGACGAAGGCAGCGAGGGTCGAGCCATCGACCTTGAACACCGTAGGCTCTCCGTCCAGATTGATAGTCGGGAACAGGCTGGCGTTCATCGTCTCAAAGGTCATAACACCCTTCGAGTGCTTGATAGTCACCGTGTTGTCCTCGAACTCCATGCGTATTTCAGCATCGGACAGGGTGTTGACACCACGGCTGAACTCATCGTAGGGGATGCAGATGTCGATGTCGCCGCCCTCCACGCCCTTGGTCTGACACAAGGTACGCATGGTGTTCTCCATGTCGGTAGATTTGACGACGCACCAGCCCTTCTGTGTCGTCAGACGGACGCAGGAAGTGATGGGGGTGATGCGCTTTGCTTTGGCGTAGCAGCCTCCGCGTTTGAGTGCCTCGGTGAAGGCACTACGGTCGAATACAAGAATTTTTGACATAATGTTAGGTATTAAGTTGTTGATTTTACACGTCTTGCAATGTCGGTACTCACCTCACCCTTTGCCACCTGTTCTATCCACCCTGCAACCATGCCCGCGATGTACGCATGGCTCTCTCCTGTCTCGAAAGTGCCGTAGGTGATACCGCAATGGTCGCACATCCAGTCGGCGGCATGGGAAGCCTCGTGCGCGAGGGTATTTGCCGTCACAGGGACGTTGGGGTTGATGTTGAACATCACTCCGACATATCCGTGCCTCTCGCCCACTATCTGCACGCCCACAGCGGTATTCCCGCCGTACACGTTCTCCCCGCGCTTAAATTCAGAGGTGACTAACCTACCTCCTTTATCCTCTATCCTCACAAAGTGCTTGCGGATAAACAAGTCGCTTATCCCCACCCCGACAAACACAGAGTAAGGATAACAGCCATTGCGGAACTCCCAGCAAACACAACTCGTCTGTCTTTTAACCATATCTACTTTATTTTCTCATTTTCAATTTCATGCACAACATACTCGCCTTCAAACTCCACGGCAAAGATACGAATATACTCCAGTATATTATCAATCTTCCTCCTCACCCTCCAAGTTGCCGCGTAGCGGCTGGCGACCATTTCTCCCACTCAAAAACTCTGCAAAGATACGAAAAAACTCCTTACTTTCGTCCAATCTTAATAAAAAAGTAAGGATGTAGTTGTCCGCGAGGTACTTATATTCCTTTCTTTCTCGTAAGTCGGGTCGGTCGGGTCGTTTTCTACCACCTCCCGAAAGTAAGAAATGCACCTGTCGGGGTATGGGCGTTTCTTGGAAGGAAACGCCCAAGAAGATTCGGGACTTTCGTCCCTCAAGGATTTAAGATTAAAAAAGTAATGGGCGAGAGATTCCCCACACACATATTTTACACATAGGAATTTCTGTGAAGATAACAAGTATATTACTTATAAGCATTTACAAACATTATGGAATTACTGCGCAAATAAAAAAGCAGCATCGAGAGGAGTTTAAGATTCAAAAGGTAGTCAAACAGCAGTCAAATAAACACCCTCCTCATATTCAGAAAAATAAAAAACAATAGCATGGAAATGTGAGTTGGCAGTCAAATAAAACAAGATGCAAGGCAGG